GTGTCCAATTTGCAGTTTGGTCATCGTCAATGATAAACCAACCTCCCGCTGCTGCATAGGCATTGAGCACGATAGATTCATTAATCGCCCCGACAAATACAACCGTTACGTTGTTTGCATCAGTTAAAGCGAACGTTTCTGCCCTTGTTGTTGGGTAATTGACTGGACCACTTTGAGTTGTAGTCAAAGCAAAAGATTCTGCGGTATTACCAAAGAATGTGAATGAGCCAATCTGTGAATCAGTCAATGCAAAAGATTCAAGCCTTGAGCCTACAAATGTAGCCAAGACGTTCTGTGCATCAGTGAGTGCAAAAGACTCATTGGTTGTGATTGGATAAGTTGCATTGCCTGTTTGTGCGTCTGTCAAAGCAAAAGACTCAGACCTACTTCCAAGGAAGATAGCCGTAGCGCCTTGAGAGTCTGTTATGGCAGTACTTTCTGTAACAGTCAGGACATAGGTTACATAGCCTTGCTGTGAGTCTGTCAGAGCCGTGGATTCATTGACAGTCAGAACAAAGGTCTGCGCTCCCAGACTACTATCAGTCAAAGCAAAAGACTCTGCTCTCGCCCCAAGGAAAACAACCGTAACCGCTGGGCTATCGCTCAACGCCATTGTTTCAGCCTGAGAACCCACAAAGATAGCGCTTGATGACTGTGAGTCCGTCAGAACCATAGACTCATTGACCGTACCGCCATACAGAACGGTAACGTTTTCTGAGTCTGTCAACGCAAAAGTTTCTGCCTGTGCGCCAACCCATGCCACTGCTGAGATGGCTTGGGAGTCAGTCAAAGCAAACGTTTCGTTTATTGCGACTCCATAGGACGTACCACCCAATGCAGCAAAGGGGCTTTGGGCAAAGGTTACGTCCCCAAACATTTAAACGACCACCCATCTGCTACCACTAGAAATGGTAACGGAGATGCCACTGTTTACGGTGATTGGACCAACTGAGTTGGCTGAATAACCAACAGGGATTGTGTAGTTAGACGACACGGTCAGGCTATTTACAAACAATCCATTAGACGCTAAGACTTGTGGACTGATAGCCGTGCTAGTTGATTGGTCTAAGTTGACCGAACGGCTAGACGGATAGGTGACAAATACGCTTTTTGTACCAGCAGAAAAACTGACAAGAGCCGTTGTTCCCAAATAGTTTGAAAGAACGGTAGTACGAGCCAACGTAGTGCCCGATGAGGTATACGTTCCAATACCAACTTCCCACTCATTCGTGCCGGGATTGGTAATGCAGTAAAAGGTCGTGTTGTTGTTGCCAATTACTGAAAACGATACATATCCTGCCGCTGCGCCAGCGAGCGTGAAAGTCCCCGTCCCTGTTGAGGACGAGGTTTCCTGAACTCTATCGGCTAGAACAAGAGCCATGTCAGGCTCCTATTAGGTAGCAGTTGCTGAGTATGTAACGCTTAAAGTGTCGCCAGCGGTAACGGTCTTAGAGCCAGCGGTGAAATCACCAGCGCTAAACAAAGTACCAGTAGTGTTATCTTTGGTGGATGTACCGCCAACGTTGATAAAACAACCAGCAACAGTGCCAGAGCCTGTCATTGAGAAAGTTACGGCTGCGCTAGTGGATTTAACACCAGCAGAAGCGGCACTGAAAGAAGGAGTAGGACGGTTACCAGAGTAAGTAGGAGCGTTAGCGCCACCAACTTCCAGCCAAGTAGCATGGCTTGCCTGAGTATCGGCTGCAACCGCAGTACCAGTACCTTTCAAGCCCATCACAATTGCGCCAGCCGCCACGTTACCCAAGTAGGTATCGAGTACACCGTTTTTGCCAACGGTGGTCACAACGTTATGGATAACGTCTTCCCACTTCAGTTGACCATCAGAGCCAAAGCACTGAACTTCATAGTAGCCAGACAAACCCATTTTTTCAGATTGTCCTGCTCCACGTGTGACGCTTGCATCGCAAACATCGCCAAAATTTACATTCTCTTCAAACATTTAAGTCTCCTTGTTTAAACACGGATTAGTGCGTCATTAGCCGTATTTGGCGGCAACGTCACGGTGAAATTAGGTCCAGCGGTTTTGTCTGAACCAAAGTTCAGTATCGCAATAGATTTATTGCCTTGTGTTGTATTGTAAATTAGCGCTCCCCTACAAGTAAAGGAAACGTTAGTCCACGCTACATTATCGAAACTCACGAAAACTGTCCCGTTGTACTGCTGGACAGTGACGTTTAAACAGACTCTACCGCCAGCGGTATAGTTTGCAGAGGTCACCTCGCTTGCAGATGAGTACACGGTAGTGTTCGCATCTAGATTAGCATCTGCTGTATACAGAGCCATCTTTATGGTGTCTGTGGTCAAGTCTTGTGTGCCCTTGAACATATCGACCAAAAACGAGGTGGTAATGGTTTGAACAATCATGTGACAGGATATTTAGGTAAGCCGTCACGATAAGCATCACCCTTCTCTTTGGCATCGCCAAGTTGTTTGAGAAGAGCCATTGCTTCATCCGCACGAGTTTTGTAGAGGAGAACGATGTCTTGCTCACCCTTCATGTAGGTGATGGCTTCCATCAGACACATGTTAAGGAGCGCAGTATCAAAGTTATCGCCCAACCAAGTCTGCCCAGCCGTAACAATAGACTCAGGATAGAAGTTGTAATGCAACTCCATTGTGTAAGCCGCATCAGGCGTAGGCGCAAGGATAAAAGTCAGTTCTGTAGGATGCCCGTATTGAGGTCCAAACAAAGCATAGTACTGGGGTAAACCCGTATCAGTAGGATTTGGGTAGGCTTGGCGAATAAAGTTAACGTCCTTGTTTAAAAGGAACGTGTAATTTTCACTGCTTGTACCGTAGTTTTCAATGACTGCCAATGAGAACGTGGACAAATAATCGTTGGGAGCGGAAAGGTAACGATTGTTTATTGTGCACGTGCCAGTGGAATTCCTACGCAAAGAAGGCAATTGAACAGAGTTATAAATCTTCTGTTCTGCTTGCTCAATGAAACGGTCAATATCAACTGTTGGAAAGGTGTTTTCCGTATAGTCTTGAATTGCCGTAACTAACTCATTGTAGGTCATTGTTTAAACCTTATGCCATTGGTCCACGGGATTTAATGCCCTTGGTTGCTGCGCCATATCCACGCATATCAATACCATCAGTCTTGATGCGAGATGTGCCATAACTCACGCCATTAGGCACTGGGTCTTTAAGGTCAACATCTTTTACAGATTTGGTCATTGCATATGGAACTTCTGGAATTGCGCCAGAAATTGCTTTGCCACTCATATTATGTGGCTTGGCATAGACTTTGGCATCGCCAACTTCTTTGCCCATAACTTTTTTGGAGAATGCCATTATCGTCCCCTTTGATTGTTAGCACGAGCCATATTGCGACCCATAGACTTATAATTTTTGTTTAAACTACTTTTGGTGGCTTTCGGTCCTTTGTCGATGACTTTTGCGCCATCGTTAGGGAAAACCTGAACATTTGTTTTGCCTTTACTGGCTACGCCATCGGCTGCTTTTTTGTAAGTCATTTTCCGCTCCTAACTGGTTGAAATTGTTACCGTACCTATTTGAAAAGATAATACCAAACTGTTGGGAGTTAGACTAGCGTCAAAGCCTCTAGAACCGCCAACAGGGTTCCATCCCCATTCAAAAACTCTGCTACCACCCTCTGGATAGCCATTGGCATTTTGTGCCGTTGTATTGCTGTTAGAAATCTGTAAACCACTGTTTCCAGACATTTGATAACTTACATCTGGTCTGGGTTCCAACACTGCCTGTGGGTCAAACACTGGGTACATGCCTAGTGATAACTGGGGCTGGTCGGGGTCCCAACACTCAGGACACACCTTAATATTAAAAAGGCGGGTCTTGATAATCTCTTTCTTCAACTCCTTGAGCATGTAGCGCTGACCGCACCTATCACACTCGGCAATTGAATGTTTACCTGATGCGTAAGCATTCGCCATGTTTTAGTTCCAGAACATCTGACGAGGTACGAGTCGCAACGAGGCTTTCTCTCTATCCTCCTGAGAAGCGGTCAACCATGCTTCGTCATACATCTGTTTGAGCAACGGAATGCGGTCTTGAGACTCTGGATTCTTAACTGCCAATTGATACGCCAAGGCTGCAATCATGCAAGGCAAAAAGCGGAAAGGAATGTCCTCAACTTGAGTTCCAGACCCTGTATCTTGTACCCTACGCATGCGCCAGTACACCAATGTGTAGTTTCCACCGTCATTCGGGGTGGGCCAAATGCTCACAGTAGGCAGATTTTGCTGAGAAATCGTTGCTCCAACCGCATGGCTAGTCGCTGTTGTGTTATTTTGACCACGAGCACACAGTTGCAACTGGTTATCAGCAATGCTGGTGTAGTAAATGGTCTCTGCACCAATTTGAATATAGCCAGAAGCCGCTAAATCAGCGGTTGAATTGACTTCAATGTTGGTATCGGTAGAACTAATGCCACCCGGTGGGAAATTACTGCCATTTCCTACCAAAACTGCATCAGTTAAGTTGGTCATACCAGACTGACGGTTCACATAAATCTGAATTGGACGACCATTTGCCAATTTATTGGGAATTTGGAGATACGTTGACCCAGAAATACGGGTAATACTGATGTCAATTTGGTTTGTAGTGCCCTGATTTTGGCGCACAACGTGGTCTAGGAGGTCAATTGTGTCCACGGGAAGGGGATAGGCTACCTGACCTACTACAAGCGGTATCTCGCCCTCTTCTACAGTCCATAAATTGATGCCTCTACTAGCCCAATCCATCGTAATAAGGTTAAGGCTGCGCCTAGCGGTACGTAACTGGTAACCAGTACGCATCTCAATTCCACAACGCTCGTATGCTTCTTCTGCTATTTCATTGAAGTCGAGGTTAAAGGAAGATGTTCCGCTAGTATTAGCCATTACTTCAAGCCTTTTAAAGTCTTTGCCAGACGTGCTCGTTTGCCCTCAATGCCTGACTTTTTAGCCGCAGCATTAAGTTTTTTAGCAGGAATCTTTTCGCCAGCCTTAACACCCAATTCTTTACGTAAAGCACCGGGTTTTTTAATAGCATCAGCAATCCAATTCTTACTTGCCATCGTTTTCACCTTCTTCATGGTCAAATTGCTCATGAGGAATGCCATCCATGAACGCTGCTTCAGCGGCAGCATCTACTGGCTCTGCTTCTTCAACTGGAGCATCTTCTTCTGGAGCGGCTTCTGCCACTTCTTCAGCAGCAACTTCAGCCTCGGCAGCAGCGGCAGCAGCAAAAATTTCAGCCAATTGTTCACCAATTTGCTTTTGCAAAACAACAAACGGCTCCCAATCCATGTGAGCACTGTCAGTAATAGCCATAAATTGTTTGGCTTGGTCTACTGTTAGAGTTGCATTAATCATTTACGACTCGCTTTCATATTGTCAATGAGGTTTGGATACGGTCTACCAGCCGCTTTAGCCGATGCTTTGGCGCTGGCTTTCTTGGCTGGAGACAATTTTTTTGGTTTGCCTAATGATTTTGGACGAGGTTTATCCCACACAGCACCACCCTCGGCATATAACTCAACATCGTTTGGGTTATCCGTACGATGAATCATTTTGCCTTTGGGCATTTTGCTTGGGCTGATAGCGCCCATACCACGTGAGGCTCTCATTTTTAGCAATATTTCTTTTTGCTAGAACCACCAGCGGACATAGTAATTACTTTGCCCTTGGTCAAACCACGCTCTGCAATACCATTGATATTGCCGGGATTGGTCTTAACTTTACCCATGCTAGTCATGCCACCAGCAGCCATTTTCTTAACGCTGCCGCCATAGCACATGTCTTTTTTAGCCATACCACCAGCAGCCATTTTCTTAGTCATGCCGCCTTTTTTCATTGGCATAGTAGGAGCAGGACCGCCAGCCATAGGACGAGCCATTGCAGGGGCTTGTTGTGCGCCACCCATCATTGCGGCTTTCTTTTTAGCCATCATTGCAGCCATACGTGGGTCAGGCATACCGCCAGCAGCCATTTTTTTGACTTTGCCACCCTTTTTTAACTTAGAAAGGTCGGTGTGCTCACCTTTATGCTCTTGCTTGTCATGCATAGCAATAGCCCGTTTAACCATTTTTTTGTCTTGTGCTAAGTCTGCGTCTTTCATTTCTCCACCTTTTTTAAAAGTTTTGCCTTTATCGGCTTTTGAAAACTCTTGACCTACCGATTGAGGTACGCCAACCTTTTTAGCAAAAGCCTTATTATGAGCGATTGCTTCCATAAAATTATGTTGTTTTTTGCTAGTTGAAGGCATTATTTATCTCTTGATAAGTTGGTCAATTTTGCTTTCAAGTTTGTTAAAACGAGCATCAATGTGCTCCATAACTTTATCAATTTCTGCTTGAGTAACGTTATCACGTGCCACTTCCTCTCTTGTCTTGTTTAAAAGAATGCCAATACGGGCTAATTCTGCAAATTTTTCTTGCATGATATAGCCTATGACAGCAATCAATATTGTTAAACCACCCGTCCATAATTCCATGATGTTTAACATTTCCACGCTCTTAGGGATTTATTAATACGAGAATTCGGGTCTTTCTTTGTTTTCTCGCCCGTTAGTTTCTTTTTCATCCCTTCCATACGGGCACAGAAAGAATCCTTCCGTGACCCGCCTTCAGGTTGAGGTGGCTTTAGGTTCATGCCTTGTTTCTTAGCGGAGGCTCTCCCTTTGGCGTTTAAACCGCCCTTGGGATTTTTGCCTTCTTTACGAGTCCAAGCAGGAGTCTTTGCCATGTTAAGCCTGTGCTTCTTTCCAAGACAAACGTGCAATGATGTTTGATGCAGTTGCAGCCGTATTGGTAGCAACCACATACAACACGTCTGGACCGTCTGGATACTGACCAGACTGACTGATTGGAACAGTGTTGTTTACGCCACCTCCAAGAATGGAGTTACCCAAGTCACGCACTTGAGACAAGTCCAAAGTGGTTTGACCAGAAGAGTTGGTAAACGCAGCCGCTACTGACTCACCACCAATAAAACCAGCGGTAGTTGCAGTTTGTGACGCAACTTGAGCCAACGATGAAGTCAATGTGTTATTTTGAGTTGGAGGTTGAAAAGTACCCCATGTCGCAACACCAGTTGTGTATCCATTCAAAACCATTTGAATTAAGAACGGACCGCTGGTAATCACGCCAAGTTCAACCAATTGCAACTGCATACGGTTGATAATTTCTTTTAAACCAAGCGTACCAATAGTTCCGTTGTCTACCGCTGGCGCAATACGCAATGCCAATACAGGCACAGTTGCACCCGCAGGAACAGCCAACTGGGTCACAGTACCGTAGTTAAAAATCAACGATTTATCATCATTGAACTGACCATCCATAATGACCGATGAA